TCCGTGTGGGTGGAATATCGGATCCGCCCCAGTGAGATGAGCGCCACCACGCATTCCACGCTTACCACGTATGCCGCCGGGGATCGTGTGTATCTCGCCGCCACGGGCCAGACATACAGGGCTCTTGCGACCAACACCAACCAGGTGCCGAACGTCGCGCCGACTTTCTGGGCGGTGGAACCTTTCCCGTATGTGCTCGCCCCGCATGTGACGCACGCCGCGTATGCCGACGCCCTGCGCGAGGACGGGCAACACGACAAAGCCCGCATCGAACGCAGCGAGGCCGAGAGCCTGCTCGACGATGAGATGGACAAAGTAAACCAGCAGCAACGTCAAACCGCCCGCGCATTTGCGCGTCTGGCCTGATCCACACATTTTATGAAAAGCCTCTGTTACGGTCACACCTCCGAGGGCAAAGCCCTTCCCATCAAACTCGGCGACAACGGGGCCGTGGCCACGTCCAACGTCACCACGCGGTACCGGGAAAGCTTCGAGACGTGGGCCCCGAACACGCCCGACTCGCCCTGGATCCAAGTCCTCGGAAACGGCGACATCGCCCGAGCCGAAGGAAACGCGCTGGCGTGCAGCCACCTGACCATTTCCAAAAGCCCGCTTTTTGCGGGGACCGAGACGGTCATTGAAAACCTGGAACGGTTTGCGATGCCGCTCGAGGTGTCGATCGGCGCGCATATGTCGCAGCGGACGCTCGGGCAGGAGTTCGCGGTGGAGATCGTGTCGCTCGACGCGTTGCCCGCACAACCCGACATTGAAATCTCCAGCATTTCGCAGGCGACCACCACGCTCACCGTTGTCACCACAACTCCGCACGGACTTGTTCCCGGGAAACGCATCGGAATCACGGGCTGCTCAAACCCGCTCGCCAATTATCCCGCGCTTGTTGTCGCCACGATTCCGACGCCCACCAGTTTCACCGCCACGGCTGGCCCCGGCGGGACGATCCCTTCGCAAACAATCGCCAACCCGGCGGGCGCAAAAGGCTTGGTGTATTTCCGCCCCGCGCTGGGATACGCGAAGGACGGAACCAGCCTCATTTTCGAGAACGCCACGGCGACCAACGCCAGCGCCTACATTCGCAGTGACGCAGGCGACTCGCTGCCCAGCGGCACCGCAGCGGGCAACCACTCGGCGACGATCCTCACCACGGCCAGTGTCCAGGCGATCAACACGCCCGGAACCTACGCTTTCCAGCCGACCAACGAATATCGGCTCACCCTCATGGCCGACCGCGTCCAGTGGGCTTCGACTCCGGTAGACTCCACCGCCGCTTTGACCGCGTTCGTGAACCGCACCCAAGTGGTGCCGAACAACTCGAAGCCCTACAAGTTCCGGATCCGAGCGGCCAACAACAAGTCGCTCACGGTCCCGAGCGCGCAGATTGTTTCGGCAGTAAAAAGCGGGACGACCACGGCCACCATTACCACGGCGACCGACCACGGTCTTGTGGCCGGCGACGTTGTGGTCGTTTACGGCATCCGCGATCAGGCGGCAGCGAGCTTCCCGAACCTTGTGACGGCCACGGCGGTTGCCACAGTGCCCACGTCCAACACGTTCACAATCGTGATTGGCACGGCCTCCACCGTGACCAGTTACGGGGGATACGTGGCCAAGGTCCAAGGCGGCAACCTGATGTCGGCGCTCGGCGCGCTGACCATGGCCGTACAATCCGCCACCATTGCATCCGGCGTGCTCACGCTTGTGGGGAGTGTGGCGTGGGCCGGCTTGCTCAACGGCGATTTCGTGGAGCTTGTGGGCGTGCGCGACATAGCCACCGGAGCCAGCCTCGGCATTGACGGCGCATGGAAAGTGCGCGAAGTGGCCACCACCAACCTGTTGCTCGAATCCATCGAGAACGTCCCGGTGCCTTCCACGCTGGCCACCACCAACTGCGGCGGCGGTGTGATCAAGCGCACGGACTACCGCGTTTCGCTTCTGCGCGTGTTCGACTTTGAACGCGAGCGAGTGGAGATGATGACGCGCCCCACGGGAGACATTGCGAACGCCGTGCCCGTCGTGCTCCAAGGCGGCGCTCTGACCAGCGGCACCGTCGCCGCAGCGGGCACCGTGGCGGTGGACGCCGCGATCGGTAACCCCGTCACAGCCGGTCTGCGGGCATCCAACGCGAACATCGCCGCCATGTCGGCCGCTGGTGACAGCGTGGGCTGGATGGGCACGATGATCGGCGCGGGAGTCGTGAAGCCTTACGCATTGGCAGAAGCGACGTTCGACGCATCGCTCGCGCTCACGACCACCACGGCCGCGCCCATCGCGGCGGCTGCGGGCGCTGGGCTCAAACGCCACCTTGTCGCCGGGCAGGTCATCAATACCGGAGCCGCCACGGTGGATCTCATCATTCTCGACGGGGCCACCGAACGGTGGAGGTTGCCTTTGCCGGTCAACGTGCCGCTGGACCTTGAATGGCCCATTCACATCCCGGTCACGGCCGCCACCGCTCTCAACGCCAACCTTTCCGCAGCCGGAACCGTGCGTGCGAACTTCCAAGGCTACACCGCTCCCTAACATTCATTATGAAACTCATCTCCATCGCCATTTCGTATCCCGCCGGAACCGTCACCTGCCAGTGTATGCTCCTGGTCCAAGACAACCCGGTTGTGGTCCCGTTCACCGTGGCCGAGTCGTTGCTTTACGCAGCGGCCGCAGATCGCGGCGCAGACACTTGGGAGAACGAAGACGTCTGCCTCGTGGGCTCGCAGATCGTCGGGCAACCCATCACCCTCTGATGTCCGCCGACCCGGATCTCCTCACGCTGCTCCCGGAAGCGGGCTCCACGGTGCTCTTGGCCGTGGCGGTGCTGGCGCTCTGGAAACGGGACGAGAAACGCGACAAGGAACGCTTGGAGATCGGCACCCGGCGCGATGAACGCATCTCGGCGCTGGAGGCCAAGCAGGATCAGCACGCTTCCCAATACCGGGAGCTGGCCGAGCGCATGGCCGATGTGGTGTCGGAAACCAAACACGTCATGGAGAAGGTGCTCCAAAAGCTGGGATGAACCGGTGGCTGGTGCCGTGGCTCGTGGCTGCGGCCCTCGCAATCCCCGGCGCCCGGGCCGGTCGGCAATGTTACCGCGAGCTCACCGGCACCCATTGGATTTCCAGCAGCGGGATCCGACACAACAAAGATTGCCGTTATTTCAAGAACTGCCGGGGCCGACTCGGTCCATCCAACGAATGCAAACCATGCAACCTTTGCGGCGGATAACCCGGTTCTCCGGAAGCGCGTTCACCCGGCAACTCGCACGCCGGGAGATCCTCGACCGTGGGCTCTCTCTCAAGTGGTGGAGCGAGTTCCAGCAGGATCTCCCCGTTTACACCGTGGCAGCCGCCGGGTTTGTGATTCCAGCGGGGTTCATGACCGACGGCGCCAGCGTGCCCCGGGCGGTGTGGGCCGTGTTGGCCAGCTCGGACCCCGATATTCTCTACCCGGCGTTTGCCCACGATTACCTTTACGCCGTGTGGGGAAAGATCCCCAACGGGCTCACGCTCACCCGGCAGCAATGCGATGAGACCCTGCGCGAGCTGATGCTGGCCATCGGCGCGCCCGCGTGGAAAACCGCCCTGGTGTATGCCGCCGTGCGGGCCGGGGGCCAGGCCGCTTGGGACCGGGACGACACCAAGAAACTCATGTTCACCTGATGCCGCTCTTGCACCGTCACATTCTCGCATCCGCCCTGCTCGCCTTTTATCTATGGCTGACTCTCTAATTCTCCCGCCCGCACGGCCTAGGCTCACCGCCGACGCGGTGCGCAAGTTGCTCGCGCATCACGGCGTGACCGAGGCCGTCGCCATGCTCGGGGTGCGCGGGTATTACCGCGACACCATGGGCGTGCCCGGCGAGAACGACCGAGGGATCTACGACGACGCGATCTTCATCCAGGCTCCGGCCGTCACCGCCGCGTTCAACGCCAACACCGACCCCAGCCGGCACCGGCAAGGGATCGCCACCCTGCGGTGCGGCACGTGGCGGTATCGGATCGGCATTCACGGGCTGAGCAAACCGCGCAAGGACCAATACGTGGCGCTGGTCCAGGCGGCGCCCGTCACGGTGGACCGCGACAACGCCGCCGCCGAGACCGGCTGGTTCGGCATCAACATCCACCGGGGCGGGTTTGGAACGACCTCCTCGCTCGGGTGCCAGACCATTTACCCGGACCAATGGCGGGCGTTCATCGCCTCGGTCCAAGACCAGCTCGCCCGCAACAATCAACACACGCTCCCTTACGTTCTCATCCAAGGCCCCGTCGCATGAACGATTTCCTGACCTCCGCCGATCCCGCAGTGTCCGACATTTTGAAGGAACTCCAGGATTGCCTCACCAATTCCAGCGGGTTGACCAATCAGCAAGAGGCCGACTGGCGCACCCGGATGTGCCTATGGTCCGGGCAGAGCGACGATGGGCGGAAATGGAAGGATCGCCTCGGGGTGGACCCCATGCCGTGGAACGGCGCGAGCGATCAGAGGGTGCGCGCCGTGGACGAGGTCATCAACGAACAGGTCGCCCTCATGCTGGAGGCGTTCTCGCGCTCCATGGTGCAGGTCACTTCCAGCCGGGGCGATAGCATGGGCGCGTCCCAGCTCGTGAACCATATCCTCACATGGCTGTTCAAGGTCCATCTCCGGAGCGACCTGGAACGCGAGCTGGAGCTGTATGCCAATTACCGCCAGCAATACGGCATGGCCGTGATGGGCGTGTGGTGGGAACAACGCCGCCAACTGGAGAACGAGGAGATCGACCTAGAGAAGACCTATGCCGACGCCCAGGAAGATCCCGAGAAACTCACCAGCCTCGCCCTGCTCGTCGAGAAACTCCAAGACCCGCTGGCCGAGGAGGAAATGCTGGCGTTCATCCGGGGTTATTCCGAGAGCATCTCGAAGAAACAGGCCCGGGTGATCCTCAACGAACTGCGCGAGACCGGCCGCAGCCTGGTGCCCCGCGAGACGATGCTGTCCTCGCTCCCGTGCTGGGAAGCGCTCCGCCCGTTTGTGGACGTGTTCTTTCCCGTGGCCACCAAGAGCATGCAACAGGCCCGCTGGATCGCGAAGATCGAGTGGGTGACCGCCACCGAACTGGCCGACCGCGCCACCACGGACGATTACGACGAGGAGTTCATCGACGCCGCGCTCAAAACCAAGGGCAAAGATTGGGAGGGCAACATCCTCCAGACCGCCACCGACTGGACCCGGGCCCGCCGGGGGTCCACCAGCCCGTTCCTTGAGGATGTGGAGGATCTCATCCAGATCTTTCACGTTTACCGCCGGGGCACGGACACCGACACGGGGGTGCCCGCGATTTATTGCACGGTCATCTCGCCGCATGTGCCCAAGCTGGCGGCGAAACATGAGTTGCTCCCCTACAAACACGGGCGGTTCCCGTTCGTGGCCGGGGTGCGCGAATACGTGGGCCGGTCCATGAGCGAAAGCCGCAGCGTGCCGGAGCTGGGGAAATCCCTCCAAGACAGCATCAAAGCCCAGAGCGATGCGCGGACGGACTACACCAGCATCGCCACCATCCCGCCCGTGATCGTCCCGCCCAACCGCGGCAAAACCCGGCTGGAGTTCGGGCCCGGTGTGCAACACACCGAACGCCGCTCGGGGGAACTGCGCTGGATGGCGCCGCCGCCGGGCAACCTCGGGGCGTCGGTGGAGGTGGAACGCAGCAGCCAGGAACGGCTCGACCGTTATTTCGGACGGAACACCCAGACCGTGAACCCGGTGCTCTCGCAGCTTTTGCAAACCCGCTTGGTGAACAAGTTCCTGAGCGAGGTGCAGGAGATGGCGACCCAGACCGTGCAGCTCGCCCAGCAGTATCTCCCGGAGACCACCGTGGAACGGATCACGGGCGGGCAACGGGTGCCGTTCAGCGTGAGCCGGGACGAGATCCAGGGCCAGTTTGATATCCGGATCGCGTTCGACGTGGCCAATCTCGATCGGGAATTGCTCAAGCAAAAGCTGGAGTTTCTCCAGGGGGTCATGGGCATGGATCAAACCGGACAGGTGGACCGGGCCGGGGCGGTCAACTGGGCGATGGGCTCGTTCGATCCGCTGCTTGCGCAGCAGCTCGTGGGCGATCCCCAGGCGGTGGCCGCGAACGAGACCGAGGACGAACAGAAGAATTTCGCGCTCATCACCAGCGGGGTGGAACCGCCCATGCGCGAGTCCGGCCAGAACTATCAACTCCGGTTGCAGACCCTCATGGGGATCGTCCAGCAGAACCCGGAAGCCGCGCAGAGCCTGGAAGTGCGGGCGGATCGCAAGGCGCTGTTCGAGAACCGGGTGAAACATCTCCAGTTCATGATCCAGCAGCAGACCAACGCCAACACGGGAAGGACCGGGGCGGAGCCGCTCATGGAGCCGACCGCCTGACGAGCCTTCATTTCCCGCTTTTCCGTGGTTTCCGCACCGCAGCTTTGCCAGCGGTGCCGCCCCGCTTTCACTGTCTTTCCCGTGCGTTACGAACGAGCCACACAGAACGATGCCGAGAGCCGCGTGGACGGCGATTCTGTGTTCCTCGGCGTGAACACGAAGCTCCGCAAGGAATTGCTGGACCCGGGCTGGTGCGCGGGGGCGACGAACAAGGTGTTCGCCACGGGCGCAGCCGACACACGGCCCGGGTTCCGGATGCCGGTGAGTCACCGGATCGGCACGGCGGCGCTCCCGGCCAACACCTACATTCGCGGCTCGGGGGTTTACTCCGACCCGGACGGCGTGGAATACATCGTTCACGCGGCCAGCGATCGGGCGTATTTCACCCGGGAAAACAGCTCGGGATTCAGCATCGCTTACACGGGACTCTCGACCGCCGACCCCATCGAGGTGGTGCAGGCGTTCAACCAGGTGCTCCTGTTCCGGGGTCCGGGCAAGGTGCCTTGGGTGTGGGATGGCGACATCAACACGACGTTTGTGCAGGCCTCTCAGGTGGACCCGGGCGCCGGGCTCAGCCCGATCCCGGGCGCGACGACGGCGGAGCTCATGGCGAACCGGCTTTTCATCCCCTACAGCCGGGACCAAATCGCCGTTTCCGACCTGCTCGACTACACGGCTTACGACGCGGCGCTCAATGATTTCAACGTGAACTCCGGGAGCGACGACGCGATTGTGCGCGTGTTCCCGTTCACGAACAATTCGCTCTTGGTGTTCAAGGACCAGAGCACGCATCTCATTTCCAACATTTACGGCGACCTCTCCGAGGTGCGGCTCGACCAGATCAACGCGGAGATCGGGTGCGCGGCCCGGCGTTCGGTGGCGATGGTGGGGGGGGACGTTTTCTTTCTGGCGTCGGACGGGGTGTATCGGGTGCAACAGATCATCCAAGGCCGGTTGCAAACGGGGGCCACTCCGGTGTCCGACCCCATCACCCCGTTGATCCGGCGGATCAACGAGAACGCCCGGGGCCTGTGCACGGGGGCGGTGTTGGGGCGATACTACTACCTTGCGGTGCCGCTCGACACGGCGACCCGGCCCAATGCGCTCCTGGTTTACGACACCGTGACGGACGCTTGGCAGGGCATCCACAAAGGGCCCGTGCCGCAGTCGGCCACGGACCAGGGATTGTTCTTCGATAACCTGCTCATCTCGGATTGGGGCGGGGAGAAACGGCTTTACGGGATGTATCACGGACCGGCCGGGGGGTCGGACAATGCGCAGTCCGGGGCGTTCCTGCTTTACGACGGGGTGACAGATCAATGGAACGGGGTGGAGTATCCCGTGGCGGACCAGATCGAGACCCGGGGATACACGTTCAAGGATCATCAGCCGAAGGTGTTGCGCCGGATCAGTTTCAACCTGGAGACATGGGCGCCGAGTGTGACGGTGGATCTGCTCACGGACGGTTACAACGAGACGACGAGCACGGGCCCGGCCATCACCAAAAGCCGGACCCGCTACTACACGCACGGGGTGCCCGACTGGAACCCGAGCAACGCCGCGCTGGATCACGCCACGCCGCGCCGGGAGGATTACTCCGTGGATCTGGCCGTGCCGATTCTGCTCGACCCGCCCGGTGTGGATTTCGACGCCCGGCAAACGATCCTTGAGAAACGGGCGGTATCGGCCACGGCGCGGTCCGTGTCGATGCGGATCAGCAACACGCAAGGCGTCTGCGCGGTGACGGCCACCACGGTGGAGGCCACCCACCCGCAGCGCACCCTGAAACCACTCGCATGATTCTCACAGTCACACCAGGCATCAATCTTTCGAGCGTCTCCGGGCCGATCAGCAAGGCGCAGCTCAACCAACTCGGGCAGCCGACGGTGGCGCTTTCGCCGGGGAGCGTGGTGGCGGCGGATACGAATTTCAGTTCGTTGCAGATTACGGACGGCGTTTATCCGTTCGTGCAGCTCACAAACCCCTCCGCGCCGACGGATAAAAAGCGATTTCGGGCGTATGTTGAGACAAGCGGAACCGTCGGCCTTGCGCGCACAAACGACGCTGAGAGCGTCGGCTTTCCGCTCGCATCGTGGGACGTGAACAACAACTGCGGGATCAGCCAAGGCGTGCCGCAGGCCAAGCTCCATGTTGCCGGTGGTGTTGTCGGATCTTCCGCAGGATCGAGCGCGGAGATGTTCCGCGCAGAGTGGAGCAACGGTAACAACTCGACGCTCCGCCTTTTACAAGTGCGGAACTCGACGGGGACAAACTGGGAAACCACCACCACGCGCTTGCAGCAGTTCACCGACGCAACGCCCCAAGGGTTTATCGAGTTCAACCCGGCGGGGCTGAATTACGGCGTGGCGCTGGGCACCGTAAACGGCAGCAACGTCAACGCGCCGGTGCTTTTCCTGACAGCATCAGCAGGCGGGAATAACGTGGGAATCGGGACGACATCCACGCCGTCCAAACTTTCTGTTAATGGCGATATTCGGATCATCAACACTGGAGCCCTGCTATTCACAGACCAGAGCGGCACCACGCCTTACATGGGTTCCTCCGTTGACGGGAACTTTTATTTCACCGGGACCACCGCGGCAGGCGCAGGGCGCGGGATCTGGCAATGCGCGATGCGGAGCGACACTTCTCCGCTCCAGGTCAACGTGCCGCTGAAGATCGGCGCGTCGGGTGTTCCGTTAAAAAGCGTGCTCAAGTCGACCGTCACGCAGACGCCTAACGGGGGGCTGCTGAACCCGGGCGTCC